AGTTTACTAGTACCCAAGAAGTGAATAACATCTCGTCCAGGTTCTAGTAGTTTATCATCTCGCAGTTTAATCAATCGGCGTAACATTAGATCCACATCCTTCATGTTATTGCCTCCCATTGCCCAACCTTCAAACGGGAAATGTTTAACAGCTTCATACCAAATCTCTGCATCAACGTTGTTACCGCCTTGCAGTACGTTTAAGAACTTAGTCTTACCTTGACGATGCTTTAAGAAGAAATCGTTGTTAAACAATGTTCCTTTAAGGCAGTCATTAAAGTCTTTAAGACCTGTTCTTGGTTGATTAATAGGATTACTTGCCCATGTTGGCAAGTCTAGTATCATACTGTAATCAGCAGTAAACTCTAACCAGTTAAGAATAGCCATACGAGTTTTATCTGCTTCTCCTACATAGCCAGCATCACCTTGTTTCTCCCAGAAATGTTTCCAGTCAAAGTTAATAATGCCCTTACCAATTTGGAATCCGCCACTGTCGCCTAAAATAAATGTATTAGGTTTGTCTCGTTGCTGTACCATCGATTCTTGCACCCAAGACTTGTTAAGGTCTAGTTGTGCATGTCCGGCTGAATACAATGCATGACTATAATGGAAGTATGCTTTTTCCTTATTAAGGAAATTCATACCTTCAATACCATTTTCGAATTCCGCTGGAATCCTAGAGTCTTCTATAAAATTGTTACCTTCTCTTTGTTTAGAAATAAAGGTATTATAAAAGCCGCTAATACTAGGTAAAAATATAGCGTAGTCTTTGTTACGTGGATCTAAGTCCACAGTTGTCTTATGCATCATGTTCTTTCTGTAACCGTTTAAAGTTAGCAATTTCATCTTTAAGCAATAACTTATGCTTTTTCATGTCATGTAACTTTTTTTCTTCTACATGTGGATGATTACGTTCCATGTCTGCAATTTGTCTGTCTAAAAGATCATGAGCTTCCGTCAGATGTTTAATTCTGCCTTCGTACATAGTTGTCTCCTTTTAACGAGTCATTGCTGGTAAAATGTAATTATACAATCCTTGTCCACTATCAACACTGATCATACATGCACCTTGATTACTGAAATTAACTGCACAGATTCCGCCCATTCCTAATTTAAGAATATTCAAAAATTGTGTAAGTGGAAAACATAAGTCGCCTTTGATTGTTCCTGTTACATTTTCAGCAAATGTTCTCTTACCAAAGTGACTACCGCCATTTGCACTACCTAATTCAAAAACAAGATTTCCGTTTTCAGTACGTACAGTGAATGTTGGCTCAATGCTGGAATAAATCCCTGCGGCCTGTGCCAAGTCTTGTACTTTTGCCTTTTTAGGTTCAAATGTAACATCCCAATTGGCTCCTTTGAACTTTACTGTTTGAATCTGCGTGTCAACTACTTCTTTACTCATTAAACGGTACTTGTCTGAATTACCATCAGCATCTTTAAACACTAATGTTTCTGGAAGCTCTACGCCGTTACGTTGTGACTTTGTTACTTCTACTGTTGTACCATCTTTTGCGTACAGGTTACAAACTCCATTTAAGAATCCTAAATTACCCATACCAAATTCGCCAACAAAGTCAGCCTCTGGTTTATGTAATTTGGCATTTAAAATAACAGTTTTGTCTGGATCAATTGCCGCTAGTTGTGTTTCGGTGTCGGTACCGGTTACTTTAAGACTGTCAATAATACCTAGTCCGCTAGTATGTCTTACGATGTCTAATACGATGTCTTTCATCTGAGATCTCCTTCTATGTGTAATTGTATATGTTTATTTAGGTCGTGTCAAGTATTATTCAAATAATAGGTTAAATGTATTCTTCATTTTTGTAGACTGCAAGTCCCAACCTAACACCCCCAGCAAGTTATCAATTTTATTATCAATAATTGCTTCTTCCATTGCATCGTTATCAAATGGTAATTCTTTAAACCACAATGGTAATCGATGTTCATCTGTTGGATATGCAATACTAGTCATACCCAATGGATTAGAGCGGAGTTTACAAACGATAACTTTCATTCCGTCTGTAGCATCTATGGAATAGCTATCGTTATGCATCTTCTTAACTCTATTCCAATTGATTGCCGCCAATGCATGACCAATACCACATTTACCGGTCTTCTTAAAGACGTCAGTGTGTTTGGTTAAATTGTTTACACGTTTAGGTGTACCTTTTTCCCATGCCGGCCTAACTTTAAATTCTTTTCTAAATGCTAATATCCGATCCAATATCTTTTGTTGATCTTCCCCGGTTAGTAGCATCAGCAATACTTCCTCTAAAAACTTTTGCATGAATTCAGGAGTGTCTGCTCGTTTAAGGTCTAGGCCCATAGCTTTAACTTCTCCGGGTGACCCAACGTCTTTGCGCTTGCCTTCTTTGTCATAGATAAGAACAGCATAACGCTTCTTGGTCATGTAAATACCTTTACTAGCGACTACTTCACGACCTGCCCTAATAGGTTGAGCATACAAACTAGGAACATTAAATGCTTGATTCATAAACGCTGGGAAAGTGCCGTTGACTTCTTCACTGACTGCATCATAAAGTTCGATTACCTTTTCTCTACTCCAATCTAGTTTGCCGGATTCAACTTCTTCTTTAAATATAGGCCAGGCACTAAAGTATACAGAGTCAGTATCACCATATATAATTGACTTACCTATATGATCATATTCCCCAGTAAACATAGCATTAACCTGCGCGGCCATATGCTTGGCAATACAACGACCAGTTAATGTAGTTGATTGTCCTAAACGTTGGTCAAAGAACCTACTGCCTGCATTAAGCAACGCACCATATGCGGAGTTCAAGTTAATCTTCTTAACTAGTTGTCGCTTGTCCCAAAATTCAATCTCTTCAGGAGTCTTTGCTTCTTTTAATTTCTTTTGTAATTCTTTACGTTCAGTATACCAACGTTCAAGCAATCCAGGAATAACTCCTTTATTGGCATACGTAAAGATAGTACCATTGGCACTCATAATCAAATTTTGTCCCATCAAGAATATCTTTTCGTACGCTTCTTTACCGCTTACTTGTTCACTATGACCATTTTCCCAGTCGATAATAACGTCAGTGCCGATATCCTGATTCATAACTGCTTCATATTCCATGACAGCGAATCTTCCGTCCCAGCAGTCTGCAAAACTTTTACCAGAGTCCATGCCATCAGTTAGCATCTTCTTAGTCATATCTAAACGAACTTGGCCAGCAATAGTTTCTGGACTCATGTTTAACGCACGAATAATACTAGGGTACAAACTGTTCAAGTCCATACTACCTATCCATTCATGAATACCTTTTTTAGGATAGGCAACATACGCACCAGCGGCCTGTGTCTCTGCATGATCTCGTATCCTGTCAGGAACCACTAGTCCTCGGTTGTGTGCTTCTTTAATAACAGCTTGGTCAGTAACTGCAACTGCGCCCATAGTTGTCGGAAACAATACACCATTGGCATGTGCTAATACATTTACCAAATCAATATACTGTAACTTCTTGTCTAACTTAACCAACAACATTGTATCTTGCCTATTATAAGCAATAAACTTTTCGAAATCGTTGTTGTATAGCTGATCCAGTGTACCTTCATATTGAACTTTTGTTTCACCTAGTTCGTACTCTCCAACAAAGTCTAGACGATACGTATGTAATTCATGATATGTATACTTGCGGTATAGTTCAAGATAATCTAAGTGTACACGACCTATTAGGTCAAATGTAATTGATGTTTTTCCATACTTTTCAAACTCTCTTGTTTTGGGTTTTTGTCCCCATAGGCAAAGTCGTCTATTATGATCCTGTCCCATGATTCGACCAATGCGATTTAGTGTGTACGGAATATCAAAGCCTTCACTGTTCCATCCACTGATAATATCAGCATCGTCGACTAGACTTAGGAACATGTCTAACATCTCTTCTTCTGTCTCACACAGCACAGTATTATCAAACCTACTGCAAATTTCCTGCGCTTGTTCAGTAGTCAAACTGTCGGGCTTATTACAGATAGTAATAAGTTTATCTAACCAACTTAGGTGTAATGTAATACTGGTAATGGGATTAAACGGATCACTGGGATCAGCAAATCCTTTTTCTTTATCAAATGCAACCTCAATGTCAAAGAAAACTTTATTGAGATTAGGAGTATCTGCATCTGGATATTCTTCCTCCAGCACCCTGAACACAGGTTTAATATCGCTTTCATGCAGTTTCTTCCCGCCCATAATTCGTTTTTCTTTCTCAAACGACTTGTGGTTGTTAACAGATACTTTGGATAATGGATATCCGTGTATGCTTTTGTATTTCCCTTTATTATCAGGATAATAAAAGGTATACTTAACTGGAATGTCTCTGAACTTCCTTTGGCCGTCGACACGTTCTACTACATGCACCAAATCTTTTTCTTTATTGTAGAAAGCGTCTACATAACTCATTTAATAATCATCCTAATTAGTCCAATAGAATCTATAGTTACCAACAACATGTAGTTGGCTAGCATACCGAAACTGCCTCTTGTCCAGGCCGCCCACGCATACAACGCACAACCGCAGATCCATATAGGATACAGTATTATAAGCGGCGGAGTAGGTACTGTCAACATCATTACAATGCTATTGCCAATACTAATTGTCCAGGCCATAACTTCAATGTAAAATCGAAACGGCCAGGCGTGATAGTCATCTTTAATCCACTCCAGAGTAGGAGTGAACCAAATTTTAAGTTTATTAATCAAAGAGTATAACCAGCGGCTTCTAATACTTCTTCAACGCCAGCAAATGATTCTTGCTCGTCTTTTAATGCATTTTTATGTGCAATTTTCAATGCCTTGCTAAGGGTAGCAGGCTTCATATCCATTTCTTCTGCAATGGATTTAACTGTATCTTTCAAACCTTCTCTGAGATCTTCCATCTCACGCATTACACGCATACCCTCTGTAAAGAGTCGCTTGAGTTTTGCAATATCTTCCGAATTAAATGAACGTCCTGGCATATAAGCCTCCTATAAATGTTTATTCAACATTATAATTTAGTTTATACGCAAAGTCAAGCCAGTTTAACTGTATTGGCGATTATTTCTTTGGGTGCTTGCCACCGCAGATCGGGCAACCTTCTTCAATGGTATTAATCATTATTAATCATCCGATGTTTCGAACAATGTTGCTTCAGCAACTCGTCTTTTGGTTAAACCAGGAAGTTCCTTGCCACCAGCTTTGTTCCAACGCATAAACTGTTCACGCACTCCCTGAAAATCTCCTGCGTTTACTGTTTTTAACAAAGTACTGGCTTTGAGATTACCTACTCCGGCATTGTATGCAAAGCTAACCAGCGCATCAAACATGTTTTGTGTAACATGTGGATTAGTGATAAGTTTATCAACATTATGTGCGAATTCTGCTACTTCGACTGCAAATAAACTATTTGCATCAGCAAGAGTACATTCATCACCGTCTGCTACAGGCTCGTCGTCTGCCCATCTTGTATTACCCCAACCAATAGTTGCTACATTGGCGGAGCAACGATAGCTATATACTGATTGTTCTTCGTTTTTTAAATTTGTAACGGGCTTTGGCTTTATTTTTCCTAATGCGGCCGATCCTGGGACTGAACTATAACATCCTTCGAAATGTTTAATTAATTCTAATCCGTTTTCTCCAATAGTTCTAGACATATGGGTGCTCCTGTAAGTATGTATATATTTACCAAATATACGGAAACAACTCTTTACTATTAGTCTTTCTAATAACATCTAGATCACCGAGGTATTTTCGAGTCTCTTCTAGTTTTTCAATATTATCGTGATTTTCGAGTATGCTTTCTACTAATGCAGGCATTGTCGAAGTTAAGTTGTTATCGCTTAACCATGTTTTATGATAGGATACCATACGTCTTGCTTCATCTCTGTACTTTTCTGGTAATAACTCTGCCTTTAAGTATTCGGGATAAGATAAGAAATTATACTGATAATTGTGGATTCCAGTCTGACTATGTATAGCACGTTCAATTTTGTCTAAATCTAATATATTTAAAATACTAATAGTAGGAGTAATCTTAATATCAATATGAGGACATTGTGTATGAACTTTTTCTAAATTAATTAGTAGTTGTTGCCAATCGGCGCCCCAACGTATGTAATTGAATTTGTCCCATACATTATCCACGCTAACTAACATACTGACACGTTTAAATTTATTCCATAATTCTAGTATGTTTTTGTTCTTATAATTTAAGTTTGTTAAATTTGTAATATAAGAAATGTTAACGTCCTGTTGTTCTTCGATCCAATATTCTAGTATTTGAAAATGTTGGTCCGTTACCAATGGCTCACCACCTGCAAAGGTTACGTTTTCTACGTCACATAAGTGTTCGGCTGTTAATTCATTCATAATGTCTAACTCTAATAGTCTTTCGTGGCCGCTAGTGCGTCCTAATGTAATCCAATCGTTATGCCATTTACTACTAAATGTAGGACCGCACGTAACACAGGCTAGATTACATACATTGCTAAATCTAATATCTAAATATTTAAGTTTAAATTCTTTAAAATCAGTAGGGTGATATTTAAAGCTACTTAACCTCATACTCTCCATACCCATGTCTTCTTGCTGATAACATTTATAACAAGTATCAACTTTCTCACCCGCTAACATTTTATTTTTAATCTCAGTATACTTGTCACCGTTGACAAT